ACCTGTTCAAGATACAGGTCTTCGAGCTTGTCGAACTTCTTACCTTCGCGGATACCGTCAATACGCTCGTCTGAAAGCTTGAAGATTTCCTTCCAGATAAACTCACGGTCAAATACACCCTCTTGAGCAGATGAAGCAATTTCAAGCTTGGTACGCCAGAGTTCGAGATACTGCTGCTCAGCGATGATGCTGGAGTTCGCGAGCTTCAACTCGAAATCAACGAGATCTTCACCTTCGTAGCCGTTTAGATAAAGGTGGATGATAGCAATCTTGTTTAGTTCGCTAACAACGATCTTTTGAATGCGATCAATTGTGCGAGCAAAGCGAACGTCCTGTTGAGCAAGAGTTGCCTTAGATCCAAGTTCTGCCTCGTATGAGAGGTACGCCTTCGGGATCTTAAGAGCAGAGAACAACTTGTTCTGGATGTATTGGACGTCATCGATGTCGCCGGTGAACTGACCACCAGCAAGAGTGCTGATGTCAGATGAACGGTCACCACGAATAGGGATGAAGTAATCTTCATCAACTGATAGTGGGTTGTACCGTAGGTCTACGCGGCCTGACTGAGGGTCAACAATCTGCTGACGCTTCAATGCTCCCTTGACCTTCTCGATGTATTGCTCAACCTGCTCTGGCGGAATGTTACCGACGTCAATCTTGAACACACGACGCTCAGGAGAACGTACGATACGGTAGACCAACATTGCGTCTTCGATGAGGATCAACTGACGCCAGATACGACGAGCAGGCTCGATGATAGAGGAACCGTAAGGCAAGAAGTTGTCGTTACCCAGCATACGAATGTGGACAATCTGCCAGTTCTCAAGGATCATGTTTCCCTGAGTTAGCCAACGATAACGAACTGCGAATGGATCCTTCTTGTCGTAGCCTTCTTCACGCTCAATCTCGTTGATAGGAATTGGGAGCATGTTGAGAACGCCGTTTGTCTCAGAAGCATCGACGAACAAAACGAAGTCACCATACTTGACAAGGTTGCGTACCCATGACCAGACGTTAAACTCGATATTCAGGATGTCGTAGAATAGAGTTTCAAGAACTTGCTTTACTTCACCATTCTTGGTGATGATTTGAAGTGTCTCGCCATGCTCGTTCTTGGCGGTAACTTCATCTGCGTAAATGTCTAGAGCAGATGCAATCTCAGGAGTGAACTCCATTTCTGAGTAATCTGCATAGCGTGAAAGGCGTTCATACTGGCCGTATGAAGCAAGAGAATGCACATAAAGAGAGCTAATCTCTTTCTTGTAAGCACGTGCTGTTCCTTGAGGCTCAGAGAACTTCTCACCCGCCGCAATCTTGTGACGGATGACAGGTCCAGAGCGGAACAGCCTCGTTAGCCGCTTGAACACGTTCTCTTGTTGCTGCCTTGGGATTAGGTCTTGACCCTCTGGCATTTTATCTCCTTATCTAAGCCAACTAAAATCTACTACACGATTTCCTGGCAGTCGAATTTTGTTTGGCATCGGGTTGTTTGAAGTGAACACACCCATTTGTGCTGTTGGTGAAAGAACTGGGTCCTTTGATGCACCCTTGATTTCAGTATTAACGTGTCCGAAGACGCGCATGTTTTCAAGCAAAAGTTTGTCGATGTTGGCAGCTGCCTCACCTGGCATGATGAATGTGTCGCGTATCCAGCAGCCCTGTGCAGCAGAAGACATCAGGTCGTCATTCCAGCCCTTCATTGCCTGAGGCTTACCATTCTCCCACACGAAAGTGCGGGCCTCTGCAACAAAGCGCGTAGAGCGGATGTGAATCATCCTATTACGGATGAACTCTTCAAGCTTTGAAAATACAAGAGGACGAACCTTCTGTGACTGAGTAAATCCGATGACGCGATCCTGTGTTCCTGGACCCCACGCAGAGTTTACAGCCTCACCTGCGTTTTCATTTCCACGCGATGAGTAATAGACGTTTTCGTATTGGGCAAGACGGATGTGTTCGAGGCAAGCCATTCCGATGTTGTTGTTTTCAACTACAAGCAAAGCAGTATTATAACGATGACCGATGTCACATAGCAACTTAGCATACTCTTCAACGGGTATCTTACCATAGTATTCGGCACACTGCTCCATACTATCTGTATCCCAAACAGAGAAAGCAGAGTTGTCCTTTCCATCTCCACGAGCGACGTCTGCCGAGATGAAATACCTCTTGCTAAGTTGAGGTTGCCACCAGATCCACAAGTTTTTGTCCCAGTGTTGCTTTTCGCTTGGTGGTGTGCATCCACCAGCAACATCATCAATCTGCTCAGGTGATAAGAACGTTTCACCAGATGCGTTGAAGTTGCACTCAAGTTCTTGAGCAACTTCGCGAGGTGACATGTTAGTTTTCTTGATTTCTGCACGATACCAAGGAGAAGTTTTGAAACCTGGGCGCTCTGCATCATCTTCAAGTCCCTCGATGCGTTCTGGGTGTGTCCACCACAGGAGTTTGTTCTGCTTGAACTCGTTTAGACCTTGCTCTGCATCAGTGTACACCTTGTGGAACAAGTTACCAACGCCGTTTGGTGTTGATAACATGATGATATTACCACCAGCAGTAACCGTAGGAAGAAGACCAGTCCATAGATCTTCTAGGTTCTTAACGAATGCAGCTTCGTCGATGATTAGAAGCGATAGAGCTTCTGAACGACCTGCGTCTGCAGATGATGCGATGGCTTTAATCTGAGAGCCGTTATCCAACTCAACACTTAAGCGGTTATCAGTTGTGATGTTTGCGAGTTGCAGAAAGGGCGGCAACTTCTTCAGCGCCATCTTAACCTTCTTGATGATGTTCTTTGCAGTCTCGGCTTTGGTAGCCATGACAAGGATGTTCTTGTTTCTGTGGAACAACATCAACCAGGCAGCGTATGAAGCTGTTACTTCTGAGATACCTAACTGTCTAGCCTTCAAAATAACGTTGAAGCGATTGTCCATGTAATCCTGAACCATCGCTTCCTGATAATCGAACATTTTGAAGGGTATGAGGCCGCGTACCGGATGCTGGATCCGGACATACGTGTTAATGAAATAATGCGGGTCTTTTCCGCAGCGGATGATTTCCGCCTTCATCGCCTCAGCGTTAGCCATTACGACCTCTTAGAAGTCGCCAAGAGCAAAGAAGCGCCAAGCTCTGAAGTAGTAACGCTCATTGAGCGAAACCTTTTCAACAGCGCTGTTGGCCATCTCTTTCTCTTCTGTTAGCTTGAGAGTCTTACCAGTTCTAGACTTGAATTCCTTCTTCAAATGAGAAATGGTGCTCTTGAAGATCTCAGCACTCTGCTCTTCGATAACCTTCCTGTGCTGCGGAAGGTTGACAACGTAAGTGTGATAAATGATCTTCAGCTGAGGTCCTGACATTGTTGCCCAAACTGCATGTGCAGGGGCGTCCCTGGCAATGTCTGAGAAAATCTGCTTGATTACTTTGTGTGCCTCTGCGATGCCAAATTCAACATCGCTATACGGGGCAACTTCAAAGGTTTGTGGTTCCTGCTTGCTCATTGTCTTGCTCCTCTATCATGAACAAAATGTCCAAAGATAGATAGGAACAGAACAATGATCCTGCCTTTTTACTAGTCTTTCATGAAATCTTTCATTCTCTGGACCTCTTCTGGGTCCGGCCGCCAGCCTGCCTTCCATCGCTTGATTGATTCAGGACGATCCTCCAACCAGAAAATGACGCAATCATAACAGCAATCATAGCTGTAATATGAGTACGTTGATTTTTGACCCTTCATTAGACCACCACAAATTGGGCAAAAGATTGGAACTCTAAGGCTTTGATCAGGCATTTTATTCTTTCTTTTTATGACTTTAGTCAGGCTTTATGACCCAAAATAACAAGCGACCAACCTCGACATTGTCTTTGCTTATAGACGCTGTAGAAACACCATCTGGGACGTTATTGTCAATAATAAAATCAACGTTGAGTTTCCTGCCCCACTTCTGGAGTTTGAACCTCATTGCATTTCTGGAACTATCAAGAAGTTGAACATCAAAATCCTGACCTGACTTGAAAAACTTTGGATTGAGGACAATCTTGAAAGAAAACTTACCAAGCTGAGGGTATGTCTCATCAAGTCCATAGACCTGATAGCGTTGTGCTGGTGCCATTATTTATCTTTCTTGAACGGCGACCACGAGAAGTTTAGGCCGTAGAACACTGCTGTCCCACTTGACGTAGTCCCCCAGATAGTGGGACCAAAATCAAATGCTCCGACCTGATACGATGCTCCTGCGCCAGCAAGAACTCCTGGGCCGACGCCTAAATCAACATGGACCTTTAGCTTCTCATACCACTTCTGATCAAGTAAGTATGGATTTACACCAGCAACGCCGATGTCTACGTTTACGTCTGGTGATGACGAACTCACCTTTGACTTCCACGCGCCATCCTTGTCTTGATCGATTGTCGCAATCAACTTCAACTGTTCACGCTGTTTAATCTTGACTTCGTAATGTGATGTGTCGCTGCCATCAGGCGGAGCAGTAAGAGTAAAGCCAGATGCATTGAATAAGCCATCGTCTTTACTGAACTCTACCTTTATCCTGCCCTTATCAACAGTTGTCTGCGAGCCCTGTCCAGAAAAGACCTTGTCCTTTATTGACAGCGTCAAGTTTTGCACAGAGAGCAGCGTTGCATGCTCTTTCTTAACCTGCTCAAGAAGGTCCTTGCCTTGCTGTGAGTTAGCGTCTACAAGCGTCTTAGCATCATCAACCTTGAGAGTAAGTTTCTCAAACAAGCCCTTCTGAACTTCTAGAGTTACTGCCGTGCTAGCAAGTTGATTTTGAAGTGCTGTTATCTTCTCTTCATACTTCCAGACCTTGTATGAGCCAATGCCCATAACGACAAGAAGTATGACCATCAAAACAAACGTGGCGTATTTGAGTATTGTCTCTTGCATTTTAGACTACTTTCTTTTCCTCGCTATCATCAACACCATTATTATTGGCGTCGGTGAATTTTGCGGTTGTGTATCTGCGGACGACATAGGCAGTCAGAGTTGGCGTTAGAAGTGCCCCGATGGTCGCTGCGTCAATCGGCGCAAGAGTGTATGTTTCTCCACCAATGTGGAACACAACACCCGCAAACAACACCTTGACAAATACCAGACCGAAAGCCATGATGGCAAATGACAACATCGTGTCAGGTTGTCCATCTGCATTTTCAAACCAGAACCAATGTAGTTTCATTTTCATTTATCCTCCGATCTCAACGTGGGCATAGTTTTCATCGTCAGCAGTGATGTCAATCATGTTATCAACCATGTCCTTCATTAGCTCAGAGTGACTGATAACAATAACGTGATCAAACACACTCTTTAGATAGTCAAACATACGCTGAACTGCCTCTAGATTGTTTGGGTCAAGCTTGCCGAAGCCCTCGTCAATAATGAACATGTTGCTTCGTGGCAGATTAGAAATGCTAAGCAGCGCACTGCGGATGGCAACAGAAGCAAGAAACTTCTCAGCTCCGGATCCAAGTTCAAGTAATCTGGACTTGTACTGTCCATATTGTAGGTATAGTCTAATAGACTGGTCTTTGACGTCATACTCGATGAACACTCCGAACTCTGTAGAGGAACTCAAAATCTTATTTATTTCCTCGTTGATGAGCGGCAGCTTCTGCGTCAGGACCTGAAGTGCGATACCGTCCTTGCCCATAGCATCAACATAGTGCTCGTAGGCTGTGCAGGTTTCCTTTACCTCATTTGTTGTCGCTATCTGTTTATTTAGTCTCGAGATGTCGTTTTCACGAGCACCTGCCTGCTGGTGGAGTGAAACAAGTTTCTTTTCGACGTCCCTGAGTTCTACTTCCTGCTGCGACAACTGTTGGCGAGCCTTTGCTATCTCAGATGAGATGACATCGTTCTTTTCGAGATCTCTCTTTGACTGCTCGTAGCGTTCCATCTCAAGCTTTGCTGTGTCGAGCTCTG